CTTTGCTATAGCTGGACTCACGATGGATTACCTGACGATGACGCACAATTGCAACGCCTAGCTGGATGCCATGGCAATGCCGTGGCATCTATTCGGCATAAGTTTGGCATATGCGACGATGGAAGACTTCGCAATGATAGGCTAGAATCTATTAGATTTAAGCAAAAAGAGTATCGTGACGCTCAAAAAGCTAACGCAGAGAAAAGATGGCAAAAACAGCAAAAAGTTAATAGTTCTATGCCATCGCATATCCCACGGGATATCCCACCGCATATGCCATCGCATATCCCATCGCATGAAATTGGCATACCAGTTGGCATATGCCAAACGGATGCTCTTCATACTTCAAACTTCGTTAACACAATAGCTGACGCTATTGTTACCCCTTCCAAGGCGGAAGGGGCGGAAGGCGAAGATGCCATGGCATTGCCATCGGATAAACCAAAGCGTGAAACGAAACCTGTGGACGAGGCATGGATCGCTGACATCAAAAGGCATTACCCGACAATCGATGTTGACGAGGAGCTTCGCAAAATGGACGCATGGCTTGCGCTCCACCCCGGCAGGCGCAAGACCCGCAAATTCATTATCAGTTGGCTCAATCGATGCCAGACTGAACTCGCTCCAGAACCTCCGAAACCTGCGTTACGCAATGAAGACTATGACTTTACTTGGTAAAACTATGGAAACTGAACTCCGACCTTGTGCTGGTGACAATTGCTTTGAAGTGCTTGAAATCCCGATCATTGCAGTATTCGGTCGATCACTTCAGGCAAAAGTTCTTTGCAATGACTGCGAGCAAAAACTCATGGAACAGCAAACCAAGGATGCCCAGCAATTGCGCGAGGATAGGGCTAGAAACGCTTTTGATAGTGTCTGCCCGCCCTTGTATAGGGAAAGCGATTTAAAACGCATCCACGGGGATTTAAACGCAATTGCCACAAATTGGCAGTTTGGGCCGACGGGAGTGTTCATGGAAGGACGCCCCGGAACTGGCAAGACCCGTGCAGGATGGCATATCTTGAAGCGCATGGCGCACGAAGGCAGATCGATTTACGGACTGACATCGACTCAATTTGCAAAGTATGCCGCCGATCAATGGAACAGCAATGCCGAGGAAAAGGGATTTGCAACAGAAGCAATGGAACGATGCCGCCGCACATCGATCCTGCTTCTAGATGACCTCGGAAAGCAGAAGATGACCGAGCGAGGAGAGACTGAACTTTACGATGTTTTAGAACATCGCACCACCAATCTCAAGCCGACCATCATTACAACAAACGCAACCTCGATTCAGCTTGGCGCAATGCTCTCTGAAGATCGACGCCAACCAATTCTTCGCCGCATTAAAGACTTCTCAACTATAATTAAATTATGAGCAACGAATTTGATGATGACATCATTGACCCTAAACCAATACCTATGGTTCACATTGGAGAAGGTAACTGGATTCATCTGGATCAAACAGAATTCCTGAACATCGAAGAGAACATCCACGGGGAAGATGTGGTGACTTTCAGCTACAAAAATAAAGAATATAAATCAAAAATAATTACCAAATATTATGCTTAAATCGATCTGGGATGCCGCTCCAACTGACGATGCAACATCCGAAGTTCACGAAGCATTCATCCAATTAATTAATGGTGAAATTGCCGCCGAACTTGGATGGAAATTTGAATACAAAAAAAATGTCTGGACACGCGCAGATCAAGTATCTATCGGAGTTCCGAGCTACATGACTGACCTCAACCTGTGTCAAGAATTTTACGATGACTTCCGCGAGGACGAGGAGCAAATTTATACTGCTCTCTTAACTAAAATAATATTCGGAGAAGATTTAGTTGACGGGATGCCATTCAATCCTATATCGATTGTATTCGCATCGGCATCTGAAAAATGTATTGCCTTTTGCGTATTACGAGATTTATAAATAAATAGATTATGAGCAAACACACAAAACCAACAAAGTTGGTCATCTCTGCGGTGACCAAGAAGAAGCACACAAAGCCCACAGGACACAGCATCGAAGTCATGCTTCCACATGAACTCGCAGTCAACTGGGCAAACACAATCGGCTCACGAATCGAGGCAATCAAAACCGAGATTGAGGCAAGCAGGTATCCAACCCATGCTGAAGCGCAACCTGCACCTGAACCTGCAATCCAACCTGAAGCTATAGCCTAATATGTCATCATTCACAAAACTCGACGCCACAGGCGAATTCCGTTGCAAAGTTGTTGCTCCCCAGTACGGATGGTTTGACCAGACCTCCAAAGGCTCCAAGTACATCAAAATCCCGTGCGAAGTCATCGATGGTGAACACTCTGGCAAGCGTATCGTATGGTTGGGCTACCTAACAGAGAAAGCCTACCAATCCACGGAACGCTCCCTAGCCGAGGCATTCGGTGATAAGTGGACATGGACTAACATTCCATTTGCTGGCAAGGAATGCATCATCGTCGCCGAAGAAGAGGAATACAACGGCAAGACCCAGATCAAGGCGAAATACCTGAACTCTGTCCATGGCATCGCCACAGGCAAATCCAAGGACGAATCACTCGCCACTAGCGAGAAGATCGCCAAGGAACTGCCAAAACGAGGCACTACAACAAAGACACACGATCAAGACGGAGACGAAATCCCGTTCTAAACACTCTGGGTATTGCGGCGGCGACTGCGTTCGCTGGTCATCATTAAGCACCCGATCCGTAACCGCATAAAAGCGGATCACACCCTCAAACATGAATTGGACACATGAACAACTCCTTTCACTCGGTTACCACAGACACCCAGACGGGCAATACTACCCTTCGCCTCCACCTCCACGGGTACTTGACTCCCAGCCTCAACACGATCCTCTCAAGCCATTGGACAAACCTAAACAAACACAAACAAAAGGCAAGACTCGCATTACTCTCCGCATTGAAAGAATCAGCACCAAACTCCAAGACTTCGATAACTTTGTTGGCGGCACAAAATGCCTCACCGATCAACTTCGCTACTCTGGACTCATTCCTGACGACGATCCATCCTCAATCAACGCAGGATACTCACAACAAAAATGCAAGCACCTCAAAGACGAAAAAACCATCGTCGAAATCATTTACCATCAAACCAGCACCACACCCGCACAACCCCATAAACACTAGCCCTGCGAACGAAGTGAGCTAATTATACACACTACCAAAATTATGAGTCAAGCAAATTCCGAAACTTTTTTAGAAAAAAATTTAGTACTAGAATCACTACAAAATAAAATCGATTTCCTCCGCGATTCTCTCCACAAAATCACAGAACCAAAAGAGCGTCTCGATACTCAAAAACAAATCCTCGATCTCAAAATAGAACTCGCAAAACAATTCAGACCACAATGAGCGATTCACCAGAAATTCCAGATCAAAAATCTGAAGAAAAAGAAAGAGGAAGACCAACCATCTATTCCCAAGAATTAGCAGACGAAATCTGCACCAGACTATCTCACGGCGAAACCCTTCGCACCATTATCGCTTCCTCACCTCACTTACCCGGAAGAACTACAATATACAGATGGAATGCTGATAATGAAAGTTTTCGGAACCAGTACACAAAAGCTAGAGCAGAGCAAGCCGATTACTACGCAGAACTTATAGTAGATGAGTCTTACTCTTCACATGACGCCGCAATTGGCAGACTTCGTGTTGATGCGCTCAAGTGGGCCGCATCCAAAATGGCTCCGAAGAAGTATGGAGACAAGATAGAAGTAGAGACTAGTCAACCGCTCACGCTCGCCTTCCAGCTACCTTCTCGCTCCACAGAACGAGTACAGCTTGAATCTAACGATAGAACTGCCATCGAAGAGTGAAGTCTGCATTACAACTCCGCATCACCATCTGCTACGATGGATGTCCTGTTGGGCCTCGCCTTCAACGCAAGGAACCGCTCCCTGACTATCAACATACCTATGACTATACGCCTAATGGGATCAAGAAGGCTGAAAATGACATGAGCAAGATTCAGGCGTATATCGATAAATACCATGGAGTTATCAAGCGGAAATAGCCTATAACTTCCAATAACAGCAGTAGGAGACACTTGAACAGCATTTATGCAAAACACAGAAAACCAATGAGATTCCACATTCTAGGATTGCCTCACACAGTCACATCGAAAGAATATGTAGCCTGCGCATACACGCAAAAGGTACTGAAGTTCGCTCAAGGCATGACCCGCAGGGGCCATGAGGTTCTGCACTACGGGCATGAGGACTCCCAGCTAGAGTGTGCTGAACACATCTCTGTGGTTGGAAATGAAGACTTGAAGCAGGCGTACGGATCGCACGATTGGCGAAAGACCTTCTTCAAGTTCGATGTCAATGACCATGCGTACCAGACCTTTTACAAGAACGCTATTAGGGAGGTAGGAAAGCGGAAGCTGAAGCACGATTTCATTCTGCCGTTCTGGGGATCAGGAGTAAGACCTGTTGTTGACGCCCATCCAGACCTGATATGCGTTGAGCCGGGGATCGGCTATGCTGGTGGACATTGGGCGCGATGGAAGGTCTTTGAAAGCTATGCCATCTACCATGCCTATTGCGGAATGCAGGCAGTTGGCAATTGCAGGCAGGACTGGTACGAGGTGGTGATCCCGAATTACTTTGACCCTGAAGATTTCGTTTACCGGGGCAATGACGAGAAGGAAGACTACTTCTTGTACCTTGGCAGGGTCTATAGTGGCAAGGGGTGCGATGTAGCCTTTCAGGCGGCAGAGAAGGCAGGAGTACGCCTAGTGGTAGCAGGGCAGAAGGAGGAAGGCTACCAGTTGCCTGCCCATGTCGAGTATGTCGGCTATGCTGATGTCGAGAAGAGGAAGCAACTCATGTCAAAGGCCAAGGCATCGTTCGTTCCTAGCCAGTATGTCGAGCCATTCGGCGGGGTTCAGGTCGAGAACCTGTTCTCTGGCACACCGACGATCACAACGGACTGGGGCAGTTTCGCAGAGAACAATCTCCACGGGATCACAGGCTATCGATGCAGGACGATGGGTGATTTCGTGGATGCCGTACGAATGATCCAAGACAATAGGATCAAGAGTTCTGATTGCAGGCTATTTGCGAACAACTTCAGCATCGATTCTGTGATGCCTCTTTATGAAAAGTATTTTCAGGACATCCTTGATGTCTATGAAGGCAAGGGGTGGTATGCCGAAGGAAACAATATCGAAGCATTAACCAAACAATATCCATGAATTATCAATATCACGAATTCGTGCATCGCCTGTGCAAATCAGGCGAGCAGATCACAGCAGAACTATCACCAGAGCAGGCACACCTAGTCCACATGGCTATGGGAGTGTCAGGCGAAGCAGGAGAGTTGCTAGACGCAATCAAGAAGACGGCAATCTATGGCAAGCCGCTAGACTGGGAGAATGTCATCGAGGAATGCGGTGATCTTCTGTTCTACATTCAAGGAGTGCTGAACCATCGCGGCGTCAGGCTGGACGAGGTTGTCGAGATCAACAGGCAGAAGCTGGAGAAGCGATATGGCGAGCGGTACAGCAACGAGGCGGCAATCGAGCGGAAGGACAAGCAATGAAGGCAACACTAGAATTTGACTTGCCAGAAGAGGAGCAGGAACATCGATGTGCATTAGCTGGGGTCGATGCATTGCTGGTCATT